ACCTAAACGTGCAGTACCTAAAGTTCCTGTAGAGATATTCGATGCGTCAGTCGTGTCAGTCGTGGCTGATGTCGCAAGACCGCTGATCTTTGAGGTTGCAATCGCCGCTGAAGCATTAACGTCAGAGTTAGTTATATCCAGTGATAACTTGCTTTGAGCGATTGCCGCTGATGAGTCGATCTTGGCGTTGGTAATTACGCCGTCTGCTATTGTGTCTGCCGTGACAGAGTTTTGCGCTGGCGTGATCGTCGTGCCGATGTCGTTGATGCCGATGACTTCGAGTTTGTCGGTCGAGATAAGGGCCGATGTCAGGGTCAGGGTTGTGCCGGATACGCTGTAGGCATCTTCGTGCTGTTTGACGCCGTTAATCGTGACGATAAGGGATTGCTCGTTGGGAGCCGTCCATGTCAGCGTATGGGTCGCACTGGTCGAGCCAGTGACATCAAAACGCCTGATGTCGGACGCTTTACGAGTAGTGTTACCCATATAAGGCATTAGGTGATCTCCAATACACTGATGAAGCACTCAAGGTCAGAGGCCGCTGAAGCGGTTACCGTCAGTTTGTCCGAGGCTTCCAAGTTAATTGGTTTATCAAGAACCAAAGTCGAATCCGCCGGGACAGGGAGCGTCTTACCAACGTGGTAATACGCCGTTCCAGAGTTATCGTAGACCTCAATCGTTGCGTCCACGCTCGATGTGCCGTCCACATTGGACAGGTACACCGCGTGGATTACTGCTTCCGTTGCGGCGGGACAGGTATAGACATCCGTTCTTGATGTCGCTATCGCGGCCCCGGCGTTTTTAAATGCGTTTGCCATCTTTTAATTAGCCTCCTAATGCAAGGGCCATTGCGGCGCTGTTGTCTGTCGCCGTGATTTGAAGTTGTTCATTACCGCCTGAGTTAAGCGTGGCAATGGTTACGTTGTTACCCGCCGCTACCTTTGCTGACAAGTAGCCGGGGGTAGTGTCTGATGCAGAGTTACCTACCAAAACATCAGTGTCGCCAGCAAGCGCCGCCCATGCGGTTCCGTTGTAGTACTTGAGTACAGTGTTTGTCTCGTCATACCAAAGGTCGCCCGCGCTAGGCGAACCGGGTGCGCTTGCGGATATGGTGTACTCGTTTGCGTAACGGTTAACGTCAGCAATCGAGGCGGCGACTGTGTTTACATTCGTGATTGAGCCAGCCGTGGTGTTGACGTTGGCTATTGATCCCGCCGTGGTGTTCACATTTGCGACATTTGTCGCCACGGTTCCAACATTGTCGGTTGGCGAAATTGCGCCCGCCACAACGCCGATGTCGGTAGCATCCCCCGCGACTGATGTCACATCACTTGAGATTCCCGCCACTGTGGTCACATTGGCACTGATTCCAGATACAGTGGAGACATCACTACTGATGCCGCTGACCGTGTTGATGTGACCTTGTTCAGTCGTGGTTGGAGTGGTTCTCAGCCAAGTGGTCGTCCCCAAGTCGTAGACCATCATCACGTTGTTGGTCGTATTGAAATACAGGTCGCCGTCGTCCAATCCTGTCGTTGGATCGGTTGCTGACGCGCCGTGGTACTGCCCTTGGAAGGTCGCTAGATCGGCGGCGGCTGACGAAGCCGATGATGCCGCCGCAGTCGCAGATGAGGACGCATTGCTCTCGCTGGTCGAGGCATTGCTCTCACTGGTTGCCGCCGCACTTGCACTGGCACTTGCCGCACTGGCTGATGTCGAACTTGCAGAAGCACTGGTTGCAGATGCGTCAGCGTTGTATTTCGCTGAGTAACTACTTCCATCCACCGTCCCTGTGGCTTGCATCGCCCAGTCTTTGGCAGAACCAGCCGCTACCGTGGTTCCAATTGCGTACTCTTTTGCACTGTATTCTGCGGTATCGACATATGCGCCAGTGGTCGTGGCCCATTCTTTAGCCGCGCCTTTGGATGACGTGGAAGTAATTCCAGTACCCCCGACTGACCACGCTTTTGCTGAGTGGTCAGAAGTGGCTCCCGATACCCCGCCGTCTGTTTTCTGGGCGTAGTCTTTCGCTGAACCACCAGTCGAAGCCTGTGTGCCTTGGGCATATTCCTTTGCAGAAAATTCAGAACCCGTTACTGCCGCGCTGGTTTTTGTGGCGTAATCTTTTGCAGATGTCGCTGTCGTGCCGATTGCGTATTCTTTGGCGGAGTACTCTGCCGTATCAACGTAGCCACCAGTCGTAGTAGCCCACTCCTTCGCCGCGCCTTTACCCGAACTTGTCGTTACCCCAGTGCCACCGATTGCATAGGCTTTTGAACTGTAGTCTGTGGAATCGACTATGCCGTCAGTCTTACGCGCCCAATCTCTGGCTTCGCTGACGTTGACCATCAACTCCCACTTTGCCGCAGACAGGTCTGTCGCCCAAGTTCCAGAGGTGTGCGCCACAATACATACATAGAGGTTGTCTGTGCTGGCTCCCGCCGCTCCGTCTACTACTACGTCACGAAGTGCGTATGCAGTAGAAGTGGCCCAAGTCCCTTCCCAGTTACCCACTCCAGTCTGGAGTTCAAGGTCGCCAGAAGTATCAAAGCCTAATGCTTTGCCAGCCCGGTTCGTGGCGTTCTCGGTGATCTGCCAATCGGTCTGGGGTGTGCCTTCGTTGGGTAGTTTGAGCGCACGTTTGATATTGGTTTCGCCCGAGTCCCATGCCGTGACGAGCGCATCGAAATCAGACCTAACAACGTCGCCTCTCGCGAGGGTTCCCTTGGTATAGGAACCTTGCCTAGTGTAATAATCGTTAGCCATTAACGGCGTATCCTCCGTGGACTGTAATGCACCGTCACACCTTGCAGGATGTGAGGCTGTTCATATGTTGCTTCAGACAAGATCAGCATCCCCATGTTGGTTCCGATTCCATCTAAGTTTTCTTCTGAGGTGGAAACGATTTGCCCTGTCCAGTTGAAGTCATCCCAGTTGTCGATGTTCCAATAGCCGCCACTTCCATCGATGTTGAGGCTTCTTGTTCTTGCTTCGGGAGCATCTGGGTCTGAGTAGGAATAGTCAGGCTGGAACTGAAGTGTGATGCTTGAATCACCGGACATCTCGAATTGAATTTTTCTGAAGCGCTTGTCACGAGTGGGTGAGTCAAAGTGGTAATAAGAGAATCTCAACATCGCTTCAATTGCGGACCCATCAAAAGAGGTGCCAGAATCCATCTGGTAGACGTACCCATCATCAGAACCAAAGAACAGGATTTCATCTCCTGATGCGTCTTCAGCAGAACAAACGTTGTACACAACCTTCCCAAGATCGATCCGGATGAACCCAGCAAGTTTGTTTCCAGAAAACGTTGCATAGATTGCCGTTCCATCGGTAAAAAATATTCGGTACTGGCCTTTACTTCTTACTCTGATTGACGATATTGATAAGCCTTTCTTCTGGTCAATAAGCGGCTTAATTTTTTTGCTTATAGCGTTCATTGAAAAGTCGCCGTAAGCGTTCACTGCGGAGAAGGTTGTGACCCCCCTATCGTCCAGAAACATGGTTTCAGTAAGGTTCTGGATGGTCCACTCAACAGCGCCTGAGTTATCAGAAAATGTTTTCAGGTTCCAGTCGGCAGCGCTAGTTCCGTAAAGTATGTAAATACGATTACGGTTAAACACAGCCATTGCATCCCCGGGCATAACCTGAAGCCCAGTTATCTCATCGCCGGTCCCAATTTCAGACGCCCCCGTTACAACGTTAAACCCATAAGGATTGGCGATAGAGGAGTGCTGCAAGGAGCCTTTATGGAAGGCTAGAAACAGATGGTTCTTATGTGCCGCTAGGTGTTTAGGAGTATCAACAGACATCCCGGTAAACAATGGAACTGCGTATGTTCCATCCCACTCAAATGCTGTGTTAAACCCATCTGCCCAGTACATCCGGTTAGTTGAGGTAGAGCCGCCAAAGTTGTAATTAACGAACTCGTAGCGCCCACCGGGAACTAGCGATACTGTCACTAGCGCGCTTGTAGAGAACGCTACAGTAGAGGAACTAACTTGGAGATTTTCTGCCGAGACAAACGTCCCCGTAACGCCCGTAAGAACAAATACCCCCGTAGCGTCACTGGTTCCTACTGCCCCGGTAGTGATTGTTACACGTCGGACAACTCCGGTAGCGCCAGAGGTCGCACCAGTAACAGTGTCCCCCTCTGAAACAGCGACGGAGCCAGTGTTGTATCTGATGTATTGACCTAGATCGACAGCCGTCCATCCTGATGTGGACGACTTGTACATCTTGCACTCAGTTGCTCCCGCGTTGTCACGGAACGCATATGTTGAGCCGTTATAGACCCAAACGCCACGAATTGCCCCAGACCCCGGGACTGTTCCGATTTTAGTTCTCGCCCTCTCTATAGAGGCTTGGGAATAAGTCGAGTCCAAGGCGTCTGTAGTTGCGCCCAGAGCGTTTTCAGCCGTTTTAACGACTGCCACGGTGGATGCGCTGACTTGGATGTTTTCGCCTACGGTGAAAGTACCTGTCAGCAAGGCAACGGCCATGTAGCCAACAGCATCGCCACCCGCATATGAGCCGCTTGCTACTACCGCGTCTGTGATTAGTTCTGCCGTGGCTCCTGAAGTAGCGCCAGTGATAGTGTTCGTGTCTACAGCGGCAACGGAGCCGGTTTCAAACTCCAGAATCCAATAAAGGCTTTCTGACGGCTTGGTTCTTCCGTCAAACCTTTCAAAGCCATCAATACGCCTGTACCCACCCTCTGGGTACACCTCATAATTCTTTCCGAACAATAGGCTACCCGGGCGTTGAGACAACGCAGGATCAGTTAGGACCTCCCCTCCCTCAAAGGGGAAGTACTTGATCCGCATGGACGATCCGGGTAAATGCGACCTCTGGATTAAATCTGAATAGATATTAGTCATACAGGGCGTACAACCTGATCGAAGTCGTCATTGCCGAATCTTCGCGCCCTCTGGCCCGGAAGTGACTGAGACTCAAGTTTGTCAAGCAGGTCCTGATACTCAGCAGAAGAGGAAACCAAAATTTCTGGGGCCTCTTCCCTTTCCGCCCAGAATGTTTTCGCTCTCGCAACAATTATTCGGTGGTATTGGCTTGGTATAACGGACTCATCTGTGTTCGCCGTCATTCGAGTGGGCGTCTTCCAGTAGTCGGCTGTTATCGTGTAAGCCTTCTCTGGCGGGGGATCAACTATTGCGTTGTTATCCGGCTGGATAACTACATATGAAGGCGTAGAGTTGGTCGCCGTCCCCTGCCTGTAGTTCGCCCTCCAGTCCACATAACTTAAAGGAGTGAGGTTGGTGGAATCATCTGATGTGTAATCAAGGTAAAAAGAGCGCATATCCCAATTACCGAAATCGGTAGGTTTCCCAACCGCTGGCCCTCTTGTCCCAGTAGACAGCGTAGAACTGTATTGAGACCACAGAAAATCCCAGTCATGCCAAAGCGACTGAATCTGGTAGTCGGCTTCCGCCACGAAATCAACAATAACCTTTAACTGGCCTTCCTGACTGACCACAGTTGAGGGGCCTGTGCCCGAGATGCCGACTTCTTGCCTAACCGTTTGCGCTAATTCTAGGAAATTCATAGTTCAGTTTTATGTGGCCCTCGATGGCGTCAACAACGTCATCTGGAGTTATGTTCGCAGCGCACATTGCGCCACCTGTGCGTAGGTCACGATTGCAATGCTTGAAACCGTAGTGCATCTGATGGCACGGGTAGCAATCAACATCTACTGGCTCAATTGCAGTGGTATTGATCCAGTGCTTCGTGAGGTTTTCTTTGGATGAGTGTGACAACAGAACAACCTTTGCGAGGTCTTCTGTGCCTACGGCGTTGAGAACACCGGTCTCAGGGCCAACGACCATGTCGCATTCCTGCGCGAACGCCAGCGTCTCCCTAATACTCCACTTCCCGCTTCTTGGGAACACACGCTTTTCACTTTCCCAACCGCTTTCCAACAACTGACATGTCTCGTCCCCAACCATGATAAATTTCACTTGGGGATTAGTGAGGAGCAATCTGGCAATAACGTTATCCATAAAAGGATAAGCCTTGTGAACAGAGGAGCCTGAGAGGGTTATGAGGATCGTGTAACTCCCGTCGAGCCTCATTTTCTTGCGTTGCTTCTTAACCCACTTTTTTTCTGAACTCGTTGGGTGAAACTTAAACTTAAACTTATACCCCACGTTTGCCACGTCATGTAAGGCTTCGGAATAGTTCTTGTTTAGTTTCTTGTGACGCTTTTCATGCGGCCACTCATATATGTCCTGCCCCTCAAGACACAGCAGGTTTTGCTCAATCACCCCGCCGAGGTTGTAAAACTCATCGAACAACTCCCCAAGACGTTCCCAATAAGGCCCAAGTTCCCGGTTCGGCACTTGGTCCGTGTTCTGAATCAACAGTTCGTCTATGTACGGATCGCTATGAAGTAGATCAACGCCATTTTCAGTGACGTTTACGCAAAGTTTTTTGCCTTGCGCTTTAATCAGGGGGAAGAGTGAGGTGATTTGGATTAAGTCTCCAAAACCGCCGTACCGCACTAGGCATACGGTGTTCTTGCGCTTGCCCCCAAGATCGTTGTCAGAAAGTTCTTTCCAGTTTTTATCGGGGACCCGAGCAACCCTAATCAATTGATTCGCGCCGAGGGATCATCAATGCTGTATCTCACGCCACCAACGCTAAGAACCAATGGCCCCTTGTACCCGGCACCGGGCTTGGGAAATCTGTATGTATATCGACCCCCGTTTGTCCTGCCCATGTTGCGGGCAATATCAATAACGTTACCTTGGGCATCCTGAAGCACAACGCTTGCGGCGAGGAAACTGGATGGAGTCAGAATAACGAGGTTGCCGTCAGACTCCGAAACGGGCTTCCAAACAATACCCGCTTGCGTAGCCGATGCACCAGAAACTTCTTCAGAAGATTCGGATGTTGATCCACTTTTTGTCTTGATGCAGGCTTGAAGCGCGGAGTCCCATTTGTACCCTTTACTTTCGCAGTTGGCTTTTTTCTGAGACTCTGTTTGCGCGTCCGATTCTCCGTGATCCTTCTCGATAAGCCCGACATCTTCCATCATGTCCCGAAGGGCCTTATGCCCGGGGTGGAGATGTTCTTGCTCCAGCCCCATTAGGCCAAAAAGTCCTCGAGCAAAAGCGTACCCCGGAAGTAACCCCTTCCATCCGAGCCCATTCTCATCAATTTCTTGGTTAACCTTCTTGCTATGCTCATTAGTGGCTTCTTGCAAAGTTTGGTTGTACTTGTCATACAGGTCTTGGACGATTGCTGTTTTTATTTGCTTATCGTAGACGGGAGCAAAGTTCTTAAATGGCCCCCAATTTTTTCTTGACTTGCTGAAAAGGTCCCTCCAGCCCTGCACTACAGAGATGGCCCGCATCTGCTTAGTTTTAGCCTCTTGAACGGGGTCTACAGTTGGACTCACTGTCGGGCCTGTTGTGATGGCTGGCGTCCCCCTGTAAGCGCGCTTCGAGGGAGTTCCTGTTACAGATGTTGGGGGTGCGGTGCTTTCTGTTTCCTGAGCAGCCGCGAGGTTGCGCGCCGCTATAGCGTCAAGCGCGTGTTCTGGCTGTGCGTAACCCTGCACTGGCGTAGATTCCATCGGGCTAAACTGGGTGTTAGGGTTGTCCAAGTTATGACTGAATGTTGCGCCGGGATGTCCGAGTTGTTGCGTAGATAACTGAGACCCATCGTAAGCCCCGTAATCGACATCAGTATCTACGCCATAGTTTCTACCCGGTGGGCCGAATTCACCCGGGAAAGAAGCATCCGCAGAGGTATTGCCAGAGGTATTCGCAGAGGTATTGCCGGAACCTAGCCCATCAAACTCTCCTTGACCCCCATAATCAGCAGAAGGGTCGCCGCCTCCGTTTTGGTTTCCGTTTTGGTTTCCGTTTTGGTTTCCGTTTTGGTTTCCGTTTTGGTTTCCGTTCCCATGCCCTGACCCCATACCGGAGCCTTGACCTCCTCCCGGTGCGCCATGTTCTGCATCAGGCATGACTTATGCCTTGTTCATTACCTTCCGAACCGTTGTCGGCCAAGTCCATGACATACGGAAAGAGCCATTCATCGGTTGCGGATAGACTACGCCAGATTCCCATTCATCACCTTCGACATGGTGCGCCTCTTTCGGCTGATCCCAACCCATGCGACAAGAAATGGATGAATCCTTTGTTTCGGCTTTCGATTCAAAGCCAACTTTGTATTTGATATTTTTCATTGTTTTCCCAGAAAAAAGGGGGGCTAATGCCCCCCTTCTCCCATATTGAAGTGGTGGTTACTTAGGACCGCCATCCACACGAGTCCCATGACGGGCGCTTGAAGACGAACCAACGCCTTCAGGCTTCTGCCCGGGACCTTTGGAAGCAAGACCTAGGTCTTTCAAGGACGCAGTGATCTTCTGTTGATCAGAAAGACCACTTTTCACGCCCACACCTTGAGTTGACTGTGCCATATCGCTCCTCCTTTAAGCAGCAGAGTCCCACATTACGACGCGGGCCTGTGCAGCAGCAGAGTGAACGAGGCCAGCGCCCCCTAGGTAGTACCACGCAATACCACGAGAACGACCATAGTCGGTCGGAATCTTTCCTCGAATTTCTTCGGGGATAGCAACCGCCTCGGCTACAGTGTCAGCACCCATGAAAATCGCCCAGTCCGACTTGGAGTTAGTCCAAGTCGAAGAAGCAGTGCCCATGCCTGTGGCGGAACCGCCTTTGGCACGATACGTCTGCTCGACAAAGCGCACACCCTCATAACGACCAGTCTCACCATTACGGATCATCTGGAACCCGGATTCGACGTACTGATTGATCGCCTCCAGATCGTTTTTGAGTTCACGGTAAGTCGTAGGCCATGCCAGACAGAAATAGTCGTCCCCGCTGAAAGCCGGGATATTTCTTTCTTTAAGCACGTCTACGATTGCTTTGACGTGGTCCTTGCCCAATGCGACGTTGTTTGTCAGCGTAGCAGTACCGTTGGTGGTCAAAGTGACCGCATCGGTAGCCGTGCCAGCGGTAGGAACAACACGCAAAGGAGTTGTATCAATCTGGTCTGCGACCAAATCATCAAGCACCTGAGCGCAATCTACCTTAAGCACCTTATGGATAATCTCCTTAACGGGATGCTCAGACAAATCGTCTAGTTTGGAAGTGAATGGAATCGAGTTCCCCATCTCAGTGATGGTCATCGTACCCTGCGTGATCGTGAAGTTCGTTTCAGCAATCGCAGTGCCTTCGGTGAGAGCCGCACCTCCAGTAGCAACAGTGGAGTACACGTTCCAATGGAAGGTGTCGCCCTTGTTGAGACCTTGGTGCGCGGCGTCCTTGACATCCGCGAACTGACGAAACTTCACAATCGGACGTAAGGCGATACGCAATTCCTTGGATAGGTTAAGCGAGTACATGTAGCCGCCAAGGCTACTGGTACCCCATACTTGTCCTGCCATGGTTGTGTTACCTCAAAATGATTGTGAAATTACTAGGAGATTAAGCGGGTTGCCCGCGCTCTTTTTTCATCTCCGCGATGACATCGGAATAAGTTGGCTCCTCAAGGTCCTCACCAATATTGGCTCGAACGTTTTTCGGAGTAACTTCGTCCATGCTCTGCTTACGCTCTTGGCGTTGCTTATCTTTCGGTGTCCCGCCCAGTTCTTCAACGTAAGTCATCACCCATTCACGAGCATATCGGCCCGACTCTTGCATGATGTCCCAAGGGTCCCGGGTAGGGTCTTCTTGATAAAGTTCAGCAGAACGACGGTCCGCTACAGCCAGCAATGAGGTGTCGTCAGTAATGTCGGAAAATTCATCCCTGAATAATTCGACTGCTTGCTGGCGACGTGCTTCATAGCCACGTTCACGGGCCTGTTTCTCCTCTTCCCGCATCTCAGCCTTGGTTCGCTCAATGATTGAATTAACATCAACACTGGGCTCTCTTGGCTGGTCAGTAGTGCGGATTTGTTTAAGCAATTGGCTTGCTCTCGCTTCATCCGCTTGGAAAAGGGCATCGTGGTATTGCTCATAGAGAGCATCAGTATTCGCGTCCGAAGATGGCGATTGTTGTTTTTCGACGTCTTTCGATGGTCGATTTTGGGCTTCAAGTTGAGCCCGATACGAATTCAGTTTTTCCTCATACTCAGCCAACTCACGTTGACGTTCTGCGGCTTCCTGAAGTCGTCTGTCAGCAGTAGTGTTTTTCTGATACTGCGAAAGCAAATCATCATAAGGAACTTCCACGACCTCCCCGTCTACCTTCGCGGTGACATACCACCCGTCATCTTTCTGGTAAGCGGGAGTCAGAGACTCCTCTTCTTCTACTGCCTCTAATTCTTCTTCAACTGGTTTTTCCTCCACCATTGCAGCAATTCTTTCGAGTTCTACTTCGTGGGGAAGCAATTGAGGCTCTTCCTCAACGATTTCTTCTTGTTCGGAAACGTCCTGTTCTTGGATAGCGTCCATTCTTTTACTCCGTTATTTCGGTCAGAGTCTCCTCTGCATGTTTTGCTTGGTTAATAGCCTCGTCCAGCCATGCAATGACGATCTGAGGCAACCTCGCGCGGAATTGCAACTCCCTGATGGTGTCCTCATCGTGGGCCTCGGTTTTAATCCATGCTTCAAAAGCCTCCTCTCGGGACTTTGCAGCGCGGCCTACGATGTATTTACCTAGTGGGGAGTTCAAAAACTCCTTGGTTTGGAGGCCAAGTCTTGCCTCCGCAATCAATAATTCGGTTTGATCCATTAACCCTCTGCGGCGGGTATCTTCCCGTACCTGTCGTTCATTAAGACATCAGACATCTGCTTACCTTCGTCATTGCCCGGGGATATACCGATGTTGGGCTCTTCCATAAGCATCTTGTGTACGAGGGCTTCTTTCTGGAGAAGAAGTTCCCCCCTCGCGATGTCATTCTTTTCTGCTTTAAGCCGAGATTCGATAAGAGATATCTGGTGCTTGAGGTGATCCATACGCTCTCGCGTCTCCGAAGAAATCTGGGTAGATGTGATATCGCCCGTTGCTTTTTCTTTCGCTGCGAGAATGTCGGACTGGCCTTTGATCTGTGCCGCAAGAATTCTTGCCTGTGCATCGATCTGCTTTCCGGTACCCTGATCTGTGAGTTGCTGAACCACTTGAGTCAACTCTTCTATCTGACCCTGCATCTCCATGAGTCGGGGCTGCTCTTCTTCGGTAATGAACCGCTTGCTGTCTTTGTAACCAAGAGCGCCAAACACTTCTTTGGTCACCTCTGCTTGGTTCAGGTAGGAGATAATGTCTGGGTTGATCTCCCCCATGGTCCTGATACCAAGTAGAAGCCGCTCTATCTTCCTGATGGGGTCTGTTGCCCCTGTTCCAACGTTCACGCCAATAGTCATTTCGTGGCGCAAGATGTCATCGATATCTTGATCGGTGAAACGCTGATAGAAGCCGGGTTCCATGTTTTCATCCTGCTCTGCCCTGTTGGCGGCAACAGTCAAAACAACTTCGTCAGTTTCGTAGTACTGCTCCAATCGAACGATTTGCATCAGAACAGGCTCTAGCCATGTGTCCGCAAAGGTCCGAATCATGTATTCCATGATGCTGTTCGCGTTTGAAGACAGCATCTCCATTCCGCCAACCGTTTCATTGAGCATCCGATTGCTCTGGACACTTCCCTGAGAGAAGTTGCCCGCAATATCATCGAAATCAATGTTCAGTCGGTCCTGCTCTTCGTAAGCAGAACTGGTAACGTCAGGGGTGGGGATCATGGCCACATCAGTATGTGGGTCGTCCATCATCACTGAGCCGCCCGGGACGCTTCGCTTTAATGCGTGAATATCGATATTCGCGCTTCGTCTGATGTGGTATCTCTTGTTGAGAACCAGTTGCACGTTATCTGCACGTTGGTTTGCGATATCGTTCGCAGCGGTTTGAAGGTCCTGTGTCAGTTCCACCATCGACGCTGGATAAACCTTATGCGCCTCAATGACAGAGTTACCCATGACATACGGGCGTTCACCATCACGAAGATGTGGATACACTTCTTTAAGAGGCTTGGGGGCGGTCAGCATATATTCAGTGCCAGCCGTGTAAAAAATCCAGTCTTTGCCCCCCTTGCGAACAATATTCTTGTGAATAAAGATCGTGGTGTATTCGGAGGTGTCCTCCCTCCTCTCTGATATTGGGTCCTGACGCTTGCCTTGGCGTGTCTGTCGGGTTGAATCAAATTCCGATGACTTAGAGGCGTTGAGAAGTTTCCCTACATCAAGCCGCCGCCACTTTGGCTCATTGGTTTTGGGATCAATCTCATCCATCCTCTCCAGAACATCTTGCAGATACATTGGGACAACTTCGATGACGAACGGTGAAGTACCAATGGGATCAATCCATTCGGCTGCTGGGTCAATCCTGAGATTTTCCGACGCGACCAAACGAATCGCGGGGCAATCTTTTATGACCTCAACCTCTTCTTCAGTCTCCTCGGCTACTGTGCCGTCTTCATTGAGAACAGGAGCCCCCTGCTCATCCAGAAGCGGCACCTTCCGCTTTGACTTGACCTCCTTGTAATCCCAATACTGATGAGAAATGACGGTGCCGAACACAAGCGCTTCCTGATAAGCAGCGACTAAGGTTTGGAACCAAGGAATAGTCTTGGTGAGTCGATACTGAAGCAAATGCTTCAGGATGGTTGCAGAGGCTCTTTGCTCGGGATCAGAGTCATTCTGCGGATAAACAGAAACAACGTCCTCAGTTGCAAAAAAGGCTGCGGTTACCGCAGCCTCGTTAGTCCGTATTGAGGATCGTGTTTTTGGCCTGAACAGCCTAGACCGATGCTGATACTGACTTGAATGGTACTTGGAACCCGTTGGGTGTTCCGACTGGAAAAGAGCGATGTTTCTTTCCCACTGTCGTCGGTAGTTGGAATCCAAATAAGATGTAGAGGACCGATACGCCTCCCTCGCAAGCGTTAGCCAAGGGTCTTTCCTCTCTAACTGATCATTTAAAGGGACTTCACTCATCGAATTTTACTTCCCCAAGTACGTTGCGCTCCAGAGAAGCAAGTTCGTCTAGGTTCGCGCGGCCCCTCGATACACTGGCGCGTTCCAGCAGTTCTCCAGCCCACGTCACAATATTCTTGTAGTCAGGGTCAATCTTGGTGACATCAATCCACATTCCATACCGCGAAGAGAGGTCTTCGTTCCAAATGGCTAACATGGAGTAATCGTTACTAGGGCCGACTGCCCATAAGTGATCAGGGTAGTGCTTGTACAACGTATCACCCACGTTCTTAACCAGTGAGGTGATTGCCGCCTCCTGCATCATCCCCATCTTATGGGAGTCAACCAGAACCTTCATTCGTTAGCCGCCACAACGACCAAAACCACTACCACCATTGCTACAGCCGCAGCGGCTCTTGGATTGTTTTTGCACCACTCTTTTATTTTTTCCATGATTACCTCTTTGGCCCATATGGGCGTCTCGGGTTTTCAGACAAAGTTCTCTGGGGAAATTTGTAAACGGGGATTGGCGGCTCGGGGCCTGCGCTTTTGTCTACAAGTTCTTTCCAAGAGTACTTGCGTGTTTTAACTTTTCCTTGTATTGGCATTAGTGAAGTACCCTGTGATCGTCTTCTAGGATGTCTGCGGTTTCTGTGGCGACTTGCCTGATGAGTAGGCCAAGCGCTCTGGTAATTTCCAACTCCTCGATCTCATCTACAGGAGCATCAACAAAGTGAGCCATGAAGGCAGCCGCGATTTGCTCTGGTGTACTCAAAATGCTGGTAACGCCTCCGGTTCCAGATCATCCTGAAACACTGTTTGGGGTGGTGATGCCTCGATGTCATAAATGCGTGACATCGCATCAAGCATGTCAACGTGTACAGCCGGGAAAAGGTTGTATTCGTTTTCAATCATGCGCTCAGTCAGGTCATAGACTCGACCTGTCTCATCTTTTTGCCTGATGGGACGGATGATTAGTGATGCGTCACCGCTCTCGAAGGCTTTTCTTTGCCTAGAGGTGACGTGATCGCCACTGGGGGCCAAGAAGAAGCGCCAGTTCTCAAAGTCGGGCTGTAATCTTTGGACTCGATCCCGTTTAGAACCGGGCCCTTCTCTTGGCCATGACAGTTCCTCGATGGGGAAGTAGTTGTTTTCGATCTTCATCATTTCCTTGAAATGCTCGATATCGGAATCTTTCCCGTATCGCTCGTATCCGATCTTGACTACCTGAATACCTGTCTGCCGAAGCCACTTTTTTCGGAACTTCGACAACGATTGCCAGCGCTCTTTCAGGTTCAGGCGATGACAAAGCCCATCCAGTAAAAACTTGTTGTACGCATGATCAACCCCAATAACCGCAATAGCGGTTCTGTCTGAAGTTGATTTCTTCGAGTGCGCAGGGTCACAAAGAATGTAAATGTTGAGAACGCGAGGTCTCACCTCTGCCCTTCTGATCCACTCGGGATCGAAGACCTGTTCGGAGCCCGCAATCGGGTTCTGCAACATCTGGCAGGCCAGAACGTACTGCCCCATGGACAACTTCTTTTTGTCCCACTCTTCCTGATTAAGGAGAACAGGCTCACCATCGGGGGTGCCTGACTTAGTTGCTGGGTACACCCGCATTGGAGTGCCGCGTTCGATCAGGTCTCGGTAAGTATCCGCGTAGTGGTAACGAGTGCCGATGTACCACTCTCGGTTTGCCCCGCCTGACAGGTTTTGCGACAGGTCAAGAGCCTCTGTTGTCTTGGAAATCTGCTCTGGCGTGTTAACCGAGTCACGGGTTACAACGTCATCGTAAATACGAAGGTCGTAGTGGCGGGAGATCGGCTGACCGTCTACCAACCCCCACGCCTCTACTGTTGCTTCTTTGGGATTTGATTTCCGCTTAACAATGATCCCGGCGTCTTCGCCCCATTGCGGTGAATCTTGACGTGGATTTGGGTAACAAATGTCTGGGAAAAGGTCCCGAAGAAAATCATTAACCTCAAACTCGCGCTTGATTTGTTTAAGGAACCCCTTCGCAATAGGTCTTGTATGAGAAAAGATGCCTATCGTTATGTTTGGGTCCTTCAGGATTTCCTGAACTGCGCCAGCATAGGTAATGAGTGTTGACTTGTAATGACCACGGGCCCACAAGTCGAGGTGGCCGTCTGGGTTCTTCTCGATTTCTCGACAGCGGTCATATAACCATGGATGAACGGCATCCTTCCGATTGAGAAGTACTACGAGAAGAAACCAGCGGTCAATTTTTGCTAGTTCGGCAACTACGGTTTTGTCGTAGTTTTTTTGAAGAAGGTTTTGGTAAAACTTGCCACTCTCTTCCAAAGTGGCGGTAGGGAGATATTCCTTGGCTTTTGTTACAAACTCATCTAGGTTCATCTCGGAAGGCTATGCGCCCGGTTAACCTCATTGGCATGAGCGTAATTGCCAGTCCTGTTGGCTTCCTGCATTACGCGGACATAATTTGCATAGTACGCATCGTTATTGCGGTCTCCCTTCAGTGACTTACCCGCGTTCGGGCCAGTGTGAATGTTGCCGTGCATATATGTGCCTTGATGCTCCCACTCCCCTCGACTTGCGATCCTGACCGGCTGAGGCTTGGGCTTGGGCTTAGGCTTAGGCTTGGGCGGCGGAGGCGGCGGGGCCGGTGGCGGCGGGGCCGGTGGCGGTGGTGGCGGCGGAGCAGCAGCAGCGGCAGGTTCTGGCTCAGGGCTTTGGGCAGCAGGCTGCGGGGCTGGGGTGGGTGTATCAGGCATTGACTCAAATGGCAACTCCTGAGACTCAACCTCAACTTCTCCGACCTCGACTGCTTCAGGCTCCGGCTGCGCAAACTGGTCCCAATATGACCAATCAATATTGATGCCCGAGGGCGCGTTGTATATGAAGTTAGTCACACCAGCAGCCCTAGCAGCAGATGGATTTGGATAAGCCTTCCCATTGCTTGGGTCGTAAACGATCACCTGAACATCTGTAGGCTGTTGAGCCGCCAAGGTCGGAAGTGCCGAACCGATTGCGTGTATGTTTGCTTCGCTTGACTCTTCTGATTCCGCCTCTAGTGCGCTGGGGAGAACCACGGGGGTTGCTGCGGCCTTCGCCTGCTGAGTTTGCAGGCGATGAAGGCGCTTTAGAAATGCCGTTGAGTACATTACATTTCCGCTTTCTTCAGAGTTTCCTGCCTTGCCGAATCGATCCGCGTAATTGCTTGTTCAGTAGCGTCCTCCATCTCACTTCCAATGCGGACCATCTGAATTACCGCCTCGGTTATGGGTAGGAGTTGGCCAGAACTCTCTTTCCTCTTTGGGATATATCCCACGTTTTTCCCCTTCGGGGAGACATTGATTTTCATATTGATACCAACCCTAGATTTATTGGTTCCGCTGGTGAGAGGCTTTTAATCTCTTGTGGATAGTCTTGCTCCACGAGCCTGCGCCATGTTTTTTCTCATAGGCTTGCTTTGCTCTCCCCATTTTGAGTTTCCCGTCAACCAGTACTTTGCTATTTTGAAGTAGCGCATCAAGTTCAGCCTGATCTTTAAAGTCACCGCCGTAATTTGTGGAGGATTTCGCATCGGCTCTTAACTTCCTCGATATATCCTTGTTCCATGTTCCGCCGCCCAATTCAATCTGCTGCTTGGCTCGGCCAAACATTCCTGCATCCGCATATCTCTGCGCCTCTGCCATCCTTCCACGCTTAATCCCGCCGAAAATATCGGAGTCAGAAGAAGAGTCTGAGTCGATTACATCGGTATCATCAGAAGTATCTCTCGTTGAATCGGCAGCATCCGCGCTCAGTTTTCTTTGCAACGATGCCGCAACCGCAACATGCACAGCCTTGGTCCAACTTCCTACCCCGTGCTTTTTCTCGTAGTCCCTCTTGGCTTTACCCATCATCACTTTGTAGGAAATTTTTCCACCCGCTCCACTGGAGGCATTTGCTAAAGTGTATTTATCAACGAGCGCGTCAATCGTGCTTTGGTTCTCAAAAACCCCGCCGTAATACTTGGTATTCTTGGCAGCGGCTCTTAACTTTCGCGACATTTCTTTAGTCCATGTCCCGCCTGCATCTTCAATCGCCTTTTTTGCGCGACCAAACATTCCAGCATCAGCGAATCGCTTTGCTAGTTCGGGTATTTCAAACGGCTTCGTGGTATCGGTGTTTTGGGGGGTCCTGAACGGAATCGTTTGGTCGGCCACAGTCACAGTCTGCGCTGGAGCGGAACGCGGCGCAGGACGCGGCGCAACTGGCTGCCTAAACTGATCCCAGTAAGACCAATCGATGTTCATTCCCGATGGAATCTGATAGGAAAAATTTGTCACCCCCGCCGACAATGCCGCCGCAGGATTCGGATAGGCTTTTCCGTTTGTCGGATCGTAAACAATTGTCTGTGCGGTCTGGCCTGTCCACGGAGCCGCAGTCCATACTCCAGCCCCCGTAGCGGCAGTCGGATTACGGTCCTTCCATTTCTGGAAGTCTTGGGTTCTTAGACGCGCTTGACGCATTTCTTGCAGCCGCCTTAAAAAGTCTGGTGACATCATGTTTCGATACCTATTTGATTGACCTGTTTCTTGATCGTGCCATTACTCTGAGATTACCTCTTCTGTTATCAGTGGGACGCCTGTTCGCGTGATGAACATCCCGTTTATCGCCCTTGCGCACCTTGCCCAGTTTCATCAACGCGCGCCTTGCCTTATTTCTGGAACTTCTTTCAGCAATAGCCTTCCGTGAAGAATGAAACTTCCGATACTCATGCTTGTAGTTGCGGGGCTTGCCGCCGCCTGTTCTGTATTCGCTGGGCCTTCTTGCCCTAATCAGTCCTACCATTTTTTCCCTTGGTGGAGGTGGCGGGATTCAAACCCGCGTCCAGATATTGACCATTCGGTGTTCCCATCTGTCGAGATCGACTCACCCCCTTAAAATCTGAATTCGTAAGTAGCCATTGCCCGGTTCTCGCTGTAACTAGCGCCAACCGAATGATTCCCGATCTGCTTCTTCGTGCCGATCTCGTAACTGTCTTCCGTTGCTCTTAGCGTGAGAGGAAGGTCGTATCTTGTAACCGCGTAAAGGGTGGCCATTGCGACCCCGGCAACGACCATTTCCGTCCCGTACTTCTTGTACCACTTCTCTTTTTTGGCTTGACGTTGCCCACAAAACTCTATGTTTCTGCCGTTGCCTGTTCCCACTGCTCCGTTGGCGCATAGCAAATCCCCCAATGCTCTTGCTGTTGCTGATTCGGATACTGCGCTGTACTCATTCGCTACCACAGGTATGCCTAACTTCATTGCTTCTTTCAGCATATTCACGGCCAGTGTGGAGTCGGCAACAAAGTCACCGTGAAGGTGATCTCCAATCTGAAGATAGATAAAGTCAGCGCCTTTGTAATAGCGGATATCTCTCTTAAACCCCCCAACGCCGGGGGCAAGGTGTACTGCTACAGGCTTTCCTGTCTTTGCTTTTAGATTGGCAACTAACTGATTGACCTGTTCCGGGCTGAAGGTTTCGTCACACTCCAAACAGACGACATA